GCATGCCACAATCATTACCTTGCCCACCGGCAATTCCTTTACTTCCTGTTTTCTGAGAATTGGTGTTGAAGCCATAATTGATTGATTGTTTAGAGTGTTATACTTCTGTTTTTTTAGTAAAGTCTTTTGCAAAGACGCTATTGCAGGTTTGCTGAATGTTTCCTAAATTCGCAAGTTGAATCAGGCATTTACAGTGTCTGTCATTTCCTAAAGCTCCCGCGCTGCCTTTCGTAAAGACTTTATTAAAGACGGTGCAAAGATAATGACGCTCTTTAGATAATCCAAATTATCTAAAGACAATTAACACTATTTAATATATGAACCCTCTACATCAAAGATTATTGGAATTTATCAACCATCTCGGTTGTTCTGTCCTCAGTTTTGAGAATCGCTGCAAAATAGCACCAGGTACAGTGAGTAAAATGAGCGAAAAAAGCAGGGAGCGTACTTTTGATAAAATACAGGCAGCATTTCCGCAATTAAGTATCAAATGGCTAAAGACCGGCGAGGGAGAGATGCTGAAGTCTCAGTACAATCAGACTGTGTATGGCGGCGAAAAGATAGTGCAGCACGGTTCTATCACAGAGTGCGCACCCGGAGTGGCCGACAATCTGACAAAGTGCCTCGAAGCAATAGCAAAAGCCACCGAAACCAACGCCCAAACTCTCAAATCAAATGCCGACATCCTGGAATCCAACGCCAAGCTCCTGACCGAACTGAGCCGGAGCAACGACCGCCTGCTCGCCGTGCTTGAAAAGCTAACCGACCACCTCATCTCCCGCCCCTAATTCCCCGGACCCAGCCCCACCGTGATAAACATCTATTGCACTTCGTATAAAGTGCAATAAATTAAGCAGGAGGTGAACACATAATATTAGTGTCCGCCTCCTACTTATGTATCTAAAAGCTCCGAGAGACAAAGTGGCCGTAAGATTTTTTTGAAAACAGAGTCTGAAAATTTTGTTGGTAACGAAATAATTACTAACTTTGTAGTGTCGAAAGACAAGAGAACACTAACCAATTGTTTAACTCAAAAAAATCTTCAAAAAAATGTCAGACGAAGAATTTGAAAAAGAGGTTAAAGACCTTGTTGAGATGCTCAACAACCTCCGCCGAATAAAGGACAAAGGTCGAAAATCATGGTTGAAAGCTGAAATCAAAGAACAGCTGAGACGATTGCTTAACGAGTAAAAACCGACCCTCCCAACTCCCCCCTCGGGGAGGAGGGGGGCTAATATACACTACAATGATGGAGACCGAAGAAATCAAGGCAAAGAATCCTGTACTTTCCAAATTGCAATTTATGGAAAACCGCAGCGACCTCCTGCGAATAATCAATGGCGCCTATCTTGCTGAAAGGTTTTTCGGCAAGTCAGGGAGTTGGTTTAGCCAAAAACTTAACAACAACCTGAAAAACGGCAAGCCGTGCGAGTTTACATCCGATGAATTAAAAACTCTCAGCGATGCACTATACACCATATCATACGAACTACAAGAATTAGCTGACGGACTGTATTAAGAGTTAAACAATTCTTCGTCTGACAGCGTAGCAGACGTCAGTAATTCCGGCGCGATTGACCCTCAAAGTCAGTCGCGCTTTTTATATTCCAATCATTATGAAAATCTACGCCATTTTTGCTTATACTACTCACTTATTATGCTCAGTGTTTTTTACCCCCCTACTTTTGTAGAATAAATTGAGAATGTAGTAACTTTGCATAGTTAATCTGCTGTGTGCAATGTCGTTACTTCTTGTATATGTTTCATTACCTCCATACTTGGCACAGTGGTTTGTGCATGAGCATGGAGGTGACGAGCCGGTGAAATTAGTCCGCGGCTCGGTTGAGTCGAAAATACTTGAAGTATTTCTTACCAAACAGCCGGAGGGCAAGAGGCCGGAGCTACGCGATGAGGGAACAGTAGCAATACGGATCCCTGAATTTCGGTACAAATCGCCGGAAACCTATAATTATCTTCCGGCGCGGGCAATGGAGGCGCTCAGGGATGCTATACGCTCTCGCTTTGATGTGCAACTGTGGAGAGATCTCTACCAGTTTGGCACATTGCTCAGCGGCCGACTTGACGAACTTATATACGCATGGATGGAAGCGCACGGCATAGATGACACCGAGACTAACTGGGCCGCCGTGTCGCAACGCTTTCAGCGGCTCAGGAGGAGTTACTCAGCCCGTGAGCGGGCAAAAAAGAATTATAAAAGTAAAAAAACATCCTGATTTGGGGTGTAGAAAATATAACGGTCTGCGCAGTCTACGCTTTTTGGGCATTCTTCGCATTCTGAAATCTGGATTTATGAAAGGATCAGAGCAAATATTACCGGGCATACGGCGTGTGTATTGGGTGGATGCCGACCTGCTGATGAATGACGCGGCACTTCGTGCCGGTGCAGGTCTGGAGATCCCTATATTTACCACGCTTCACCCTGTGAGCATGATCGGTCAGGGTGAATGCACCTGCACCACCTCGCGGAAAATAGACGGCGTGATTCAGGAGGCTTCACTGAAGTTTCTATCAGTAGATAGACTGCCCATGACGTGCCATTTGGCCTTTGTGGTGGAGGATATAGCCGGTGGTGTGTATCTGATCGGCTCCAAAGAGCCGCCATATCCTGAAGTAAAAACAGAGCTAAGCTGCGGCGATCAGGACAACGCCGCAGGACTTAGCCACACAGTGACGCATAAAGCTATCCGCAGCATGATGCGGTGTAAAATTTCGATTTTATCATAGATAGGGTTTAGTTGTTCGTACTGTTATACGGAGGGTTTTGTTAGTATTAGACGTTACCAGTGATTCCCCGCTTGCTTGTGAAAGTAGGCGGTTTTTTCGTTAAAACGGGGTATTAAAGCACGCGAAGATGTCTTTTAATAGATAATATCAGGCGGTTAACTTTGTGATAAATATATTTGACGATAATGCCAAAACATGTTTATCACCTTCAATTAAAAGGCTTTGTAGGCGGTGAAGATTTCAACCGCCGCGAAGTTGACGCTGCGTTAGCCGACTATCCCGAAGCCTGCGATGTGCTCATAGATTCGCTCGGCGGATCATTGGCCACAGGTCTTTCAATTTCGGCTTCGTTCAAGAACCACGGTAATGTAAATGTTCATTTCGTGGGACTTAATGCCTCAGCTGCCACAATAGCCTCACTCGGAGCGAAGCATATCTCAATCGATGCCGGTGCAGCATATCTCGTACACAAGTGCTCATTTGACTTCTTTAAGTGGACCAGCATGAATGCCGACGACTTTGACAAGATGATCAAGGAAGCTCAAAAAGCCAAGAATGATCTTGATAAACTTGATCAGATGGTGGCAAAGCTTTACGCCTCACGCTGCAAACGTACACCTGCTGAGCTGCTTGAGCTGATGAAAGTGGGTGGATGGCTTACAGCCGATGAAGCCTTGGAGTGGGGGTTTGTAGACGAGATCACAGATTATGAAGATGATGCAAGTGCAGAGCTTACCGATTCTGTAGCGTTGGCCATGGCCGCTGCCGGAATGCCACTCCCATCGTTGGAGATCAAGCGCACCAGGCAGGGATCGCGCATAGGTAAACTGCTCTCGTATCTTGCAAGTCGTCTCAATCCTGGGACAAATCAACCTACATATATGGACAAAAACTACATTTCACTGTGCGCTCTGCTCGGAGTATCTTCGCTTGTGCTTTCCGACCAATGCGCCTCGCTCACTGATGAGCAACTTGAAAAAATTGACGCAGCTTTAGATGAGAAACAGAGACTCATAGAGGCTCATGAAGCCACCATTGCCGAACTCAAGGCTAAGCTTGAGGATAAGCCGGCGGCCGACACCGCACATATCGTTGACACAGCCAAGCACACACCGGCAACTCCCAAGAATGATTATGATGAGTTTTGTGCTATCGGGCGCGATGCCGCTGCGCTTTTCGCTTTACTACCCTGATTTTTTGCAATAACTAACATTTTTACCGTTTTATGGGATTTCTTTATGTAGATCGATTAAGAGATTTTAATGGAGCAGCAATCAAATTTCGCAAAGAGTTGCTTCGTCTTCCTATTGTGGGTATTAGCGACACCCTGAAATATATGACACCGCGCCCTGGCGTGAGGTATCAAGAACTGGTAGGGACCTCGTCGGTGAGTGGGGTGCAACTTGCTCCTTACAAGTGCGGTGCTCGCACAGATGCTGAATTGCAGCTGACGCTACGTTCGCTCTATACTTACTTCGGTTCTGTGAATGCTGATTTTGAACCAAATTCGGCCATCCAGACACTCTTAGGGCACAAAGCTGCGATGGCTATGGGTGATGCTCAGACACAGACACCCACGGCAAAAGAAGTTTTGGCACTGATTGCAAAGCAGGTATCTGCTTCCTTTAACGATGCTATTTTCCGTGCTAAACGCAAAACAGACGGCACAACCACGCTTGATCTTTTTGACGGCTTCGACACAATCACCGAAGAAGAGGTGACATCCGGAAAAATTTCTGCGGCTGAAAAAAATTACATAAAGCTCACCTCGGCCATTACCAAAGCTAATGCCGTGGATGCGCTTAAGGAGATCTTGTTTGCGCTTGATCCGCTGTTGCGTAAAGAGGAATGCTTCCTATTTTGTGACTATGCCACAGCCGACGCCTACAATGAAGCTTACCTGATGACACACACCGGCATTGTCTATAATGACCGTTATAATCAGGTGACAGTGGAGGGTTCTAATAACCGCCTTGTCATTGTGCCTCTTGCCTCAAAACAGGGATCAAAGTACATACATGTTGCGCCTAAGTCTAACATGCTTGTGGGCTTTGACCAAATGAGCGATAAGGAGACTGTGCGCGTCAAGGAATATGCCCCGGATGTGCTTACTTTCATGATGCGCATGTTCTTCGGCGTACAGTTTGAGAGCGTGGATCGTCGCCGTCTCTTTGTGGCAGAGTTGGCTGAATAATTCTTATCATAACTCTTAACCTCTTTTGCTATGAAGTGTAATGCAATACAAAAGTCGCTCGGGTGGTGCCAAGGCACTCCGGAGCTTCCCGGCATTAAGCGCCGCCTTTACTATATTGCCGCCGGTTTGGTGGTGACGTACCCCACCCTGCCGCGCGATGAATTTGGCCGTGCTACTTCGGCTGAGTTGCAAGGCGAGTTTGTGTTAGCCGCTGATGCTGTATGGAAATATATAGATATTCTTCCCGACAAGAGCCAACTTACAAGTGAGGCTCAGGGAGAATTGCCCTCACAGACACAGCTAAACAAGCTCACAGCCGTACATCCAGGAGTGGGTCCGGAAGCTTCTGCTGCTGCTGCTTATATCAATAACTCCGACAATATTTACATAGTCGAGGATATGAAAGGCAACTACCGTGTGCTTGGCAATGATAAATGGCCCGCAAAGTCTACCGTAGCTCAAGATCTTGGGCAGGGCGCCACAGGATCAACTGCCACCACGATCACTGTGGAGGTCACTGATGAAGTGCCCGCACCATTCTATCGCGGTTCTTTGGAGACTGAGGATGGTGCAATCGACTGCTCAGGCACAAAAGCGCCGACTGGAGCATGAAAGTTATAGGATGTTGTTATTAATTGATTGCTTAAATGAGTGACCCTGTTTGGGGTTCTGTCTTTGAAACTCGCCAAAGGGGTTATGCTCCTTTGGCTATTTTTGTTACGATATGAATAATCAATTTACAGAAAATCTCGGCAAATGGCTTGATACGCCCGCTGATGAGCGCGACTATACACTTGGTGCTCGCTATCTGCTGCAACTCTCAGGGAATAAGATTCTATACAATTCCGTAATGGCCAACTTGTCAAAGAGGCGGGATGTAATAGAGCACCAGTTGCGCAAGTACTACAACTTCCGTGTACAAGCTCTCACAGAGGCTCAGGTAAAAGAGATGGATAGAGAGGTGGAGAAGATAGTGGCTGAGCGATTGCCAAAGAAAGATGAGACGACGAAAGGGAGCGAGGCAGACCACCCACAGCGCACCGGTAAGCGCGAAGATCATGACGCCCTGCCGGAAGATATTCAGGCGCTGTATGTTGAGAATCTATCCTTGTTACGAAAAATCAGAGAACTTCATATGCGATTGCGCAGCCGCACGCTGACAGATTCACCATGCCGCGCTTCTGAGCGCTATCCATTTGTAAAAGAGATTATTGCCCTTGACAAGCAAATGCGTTCAAATTGGCAAAAATACGATACTTATCAACTCGCACCCTCTCATGGCATATCCTAATACTCTTGAAGTATGTAGATCTGATCTGTTTACCCGGGAGGTTGAGCTGCGTCAGCGTTATCCTGAACCTACTGTGGAGAAAGTGCTGCGGGTGCGTGGCATGTATAATTGGTTGCTGTCAAATCCTGATTCTCACGACAGAGAGTTTGTGGAGGAAGAATGTAAACGCCATAACATTCACCGCACCACGGCCTATGCCGATCTGTCAATAGTAAAAAAGTTGCTTCCCATGCTTAGCAGTGCTTCAAGAGACTTTCACCGATGGCGCACTAATGAAATGCTGATGCAAGCTTATCAGGTGGCCAAGAGCAAGGATGATGCACAAACGATGGAGCGCGCCGCTACGTCTTACGGTAAACTTAATCGTGTAGATACAGAGGATGAGCAGACAATCCCGCTTGACCAGATCATTCCACAACCGTTTACGGCCACCGATGATCCGCGGGTTCTTGGCATTGAGCCTATCCCGAACCTACAACAGAAAATATCTGATATGCTTGACAAATACCGTCGTGAATCTATGGATATAGAAGATGTGAGCTATGAGGAGATAGATTTGGAATTTGATACGCTATTTGAAGAAGCTGACACACCTCATGAAGATGAGCATGAAACAAGTGTACTTCAATAAACCGCAGCGCCTGACGCAACTCATAGGTGCGAATACTACCGTGATTGTGGCAGGCCGACGCACAGGCAAGACTGACAGTATAGCTGCGCCATTTGTGCTGCGCAACATGCAGCGTATGCCCGGATCTACAGGGGCTATCGTCGTGCCTACTTTTAAACATGGCTTGACTAATACAATACCTGGACTGCTCGCAGCATGGAAGCGCTGGGGGTATTTAGAGGGCGTGCATTACGTAGTGGGCAAAAAGCCGCCGAAGATTTTCAAACAGCCCATTACCACACCGCACGAATGGGAACACGTCATTTCTTTTTGGAATGGCGCGATTGCTGTTATCGTGTCGCAGGACAGAGCAGGAAGCTCTAATGGTCTTACGCTTTCCTGGGTGTTAGTAGATGAGGCCAAGTTTATAGATTATCAAAAGCTTAAAGATGAGGTTCTGCCCGCTAATGGTGGCATAAAATCGCACTTCGGCAAACATTCATATAATCATTCGCTGATGATATTGAGTGATATGCCTCAGACCCAAAAGGGGAGCTGGTTTCTCCATTACCGGGAGAAGATGGATGAAGATCTGATCAAGACTATAGAGGCCACGGTTTATGAAATATGGAGACTTAAGGAGCGCGTGCGTGAGTTTAGAGCCAAAGGTGAGCTGCCGCCGGTATATCTCAAGCGTCACATAAGAAATCTTGATGCCAATCTTAATAAAATGCGCTCGGTGGCGGTGTATTATCGAGAGTATTCATCGATAGAAAATCTCCAGTTACTCGGAGAAAATTACATCAAACAGATGAAGAGAGACCTTACCCCGCTAACTTTTCAGACCTCCATCCTATGCCAGCGCATAGGGATAGCCAAAGACGGTTTTTATTCTTCGATGAAAGAGGGGCACAAGTATGATGCGAATGATAATGAATATCTCGACACGCTGGGATATAAGCTTGATGATACGCTGATCGATGCAAGGGGTGATAAAGATGTTAATCCGGATGCCCCGATTTGCATAGGCATGGACTATAATGCTAACATCAACTGGATTGTGGCGGGTCAACCTAATGGCAAACGCCTGAATGTCTTAAAATCGTTCTATGTAAAATTTGAGCGCAAGCTGCCGGCGTTGGTAGATGACTTCTGCCGATATTATGACACCCACCGTAACAAGTGCGTAGTATTTTACTATGACACTACCGCGCTGGGATCAAATTATGCAGTCAACGAGCAGGATTTTAGGTGGGTTATTGTGCATGAGTTTGAGCGTCACGGTTGGGTTGTAGAGCCGGTGTATATAGGAAATCCCATGAGGCATGACGAGAAGTATTTACTTATTAATCAGGCTTTTGCAGGGAAACAACGTCTGATGCCGTTTTTCAATCGATCTAATAATGAGGATTTGATATTGGCCATACAGTCTGCCGGTGTGAGCAGAGGTCGTAATGGCTTCCGCAAGGATAAATCTGGGGAAAAGCTCGCTGAGAATGAAGAAAATCTGCTTGAACATCGCACTGATGGCACTGATGCTTTTGACACCCTATTTATAGGTTGTGAAAAATTCCCTTTCCGCGATTCTTATGCGCTTTCAGTGGGCGGAGTAATATAAATTATAATATCGCTGTGTCTTTTACCGAGGTTATGTACAGATATAATTTTGTGTCATGATCGTAGAGCTTTATTCACTTGCGCAGACTGATTTTGTGCTATCCTCGTCTCTTTCAGAGGTCTATTTTAAGACTGATCAGGAGGCGGTAGAAGTAGTTGTCTCATGCAGTTCCGGTGATATATATCGTGAAACGCTTTATCCATATGAGGGACATGTAACGATTTACAATCTGCGGGAACTTGTAGAGGGCGCATACCGCAATACCGGGATCTCTTTTGATCAAATAAACATTGCACCCGCCGGAATGTCTGCGATTAACGTTGGGGTGCTTTACTGTGAGTGCTCTTTTGCTGCGGATCTTGGATACAGAGCTGTCCAAGAAATGTTTCTAACCACACTGTCCTCTCGTCGTGTGCCACCGCATTTTACGATTTTGCTGAGCTGGATGGCTATGCCTGATGAGGAGCAAAAGATACAAGTGGCTTATGATGTGAGAACATCGGAATCAACCACGGTCACACACAAAACATTTGCCATTAGGAGATCCGGAGTTACAACAGCACAACTGCAAAGTTTGGAGATCACGGAAAAGAGGTTGCTTGAACAAGCTTATGGATCGTCTATGCCCTCAGAGGCACAAGTCATTTCGGCCATAATAACTCTCGGTGGCAGATGTGCCAGTTTCTATGTCAGTGAAGAATTGCGACATGCAGAGCGGTTTCTCTTTCGTAATTGCTTCGGAGTAAAGGAATGGGCGTGTTTGCCAGCTAAAAATACACACCATGTGGATGCCGACCTATCACAGGCAAATTTGGGAACGTATGTTACTTTATATGACCGCACGGTAAAGGAAACTGAAGAAGTTGAAACAGGACCACTGACCGCCGGTGAATCTCGATGGATAAGAGAATTGTTGACCTCATATGAAGTGTGGTATCCGGTTAAGGCAAGCGTTAATGAGGCCGAAAATTTATTGCCTGTGCTTATCACAGATTTTACTTGCGAAGTCTCTACGGATCATGATCCGAACACTGTGAAATTCACATGGAGATACACTAATAATACACCGCTCTTAGTGCCAAATGTTTCCAGTGGCATTTTCACCTCAGAGTTTAACCCTGTATATTCCTGATAATATGGCAAATTCTGTGCATATATCCACGGCTCGCGCCATGCTGACGTCAGGCGACCCTGTTGACCTGAAGTTATGGAAAGCCGACGGTTCAATTTTGGAACTGAATAATGTAGTGGGTCTGCAACCCCATTTTTATGGTGGATGGCGCAATGTAAAAATTCTGTCTTCCGGGCAATGTCGGCGTATAAGAGACTGCCTGATCTTTAGTATTAATGGGCTTGAAGTGTTTATCTAAGGGAATATTAAACAAGGAAATATGGACACGATCAACTATAATTCAGTAGAGGATCTGCCGGGGCTTAAGGCACGCGCAGCATTTACAGTAGACTCCTCTATGATATTCAGAGAGGACAATGATATTGCACCTTGTCATGTTGCTGATTCCATTGCATATATGCCGTGGGGTGCAGATAACATGATGCCTTATAATCTGCTTGATTATATCGAGAAAGATGAGACGCTCTCCACTTGCCAAATGTTTAACGCTGAAGTCTGCTACGGTGCGGGTATTTCGTATGACTGTACCGAGGCCCCTGCGCATACACGCGAGCAAGTAGAAGATTTCATGCTTGATAATGATATGGCTTCCTTTTTCCTGGGAGTGTCGCAAGACTTTAAGCATTTCGGGTTTGCTGTAAGCGTGATTATACTCAATGATACTAATACTCGCATTGTGAGCCTCGTGCGTAAAGAAGCCTGTTATTGCAGGTTTGCACCGGTGGATAAATCCGGGCATATTCCGCAAGTACTATATGCCAATTGGCGGCTTCCAGTCACAGATCCCAAGAAAGTAGAGGTTATTGACCTGCTTAACCCCTCGTCTCCTTGGCGGGATTTGCAGGCGAGGCTCAAGAGTAAGACTGCACCACATAAATTTGCCATTGTCTCTCGCATACCTACGGTGGATTCAACATATTACCCGATTCCTTACTATGGTTCACTGTTTCGAGGCAAGTGGTATAATATTAAGCAGCTTATAGGCGTAGCCAAAGAAGCCAAGCTTAAAAACTCTGCGCCCATAAAATACCACATCGAAGTGAGTGCAAAGTATTGGGATTCTATTTTTCGAGCTGAGGGTATTACAGATAATGCCAAACGGCAAGAGCGAATAGTACAGGAAAAACGGCAGATTCTTGACTTTCTGACTGGGGCGGCCAACAGTGGTAAAGCATGGTTTTCTACTTATTACGTCACACCCGATGGCCGGGAAGCCCACGATGTGATTATTCAGAAAATAGATTCCTCAAAAGAGGGAGGCGACTGGGAAACCGATATACAAGAGGCCATTAATATGATCTGCTTCACAATGCGGGTTCACTCTAATCTTGTGGGTTCAGTGCCCGGTAAGGCTCAAAGCAATAATTCCGGCTCAGACAAGCGCGAACTTTATACTATTGCCCAGGCACTTCAGAAGCCTTACCATGACCTAATGTTTAATGTGCATCGAATTATAATAAGATTCAACAACTGGAAAGGTGTGACTGTTAGCGTACCCTTTATTCAGTTAACAACTCTTGATGAGCATGTCGACGCTAAAAAAGTAACCGCCGATGACCCTCAGACTAATTAATACTGAAGAGCAGATTCGCTCACTGCTTCCGAATGTCATAGTCTCTGCCAAAGGCGAGATCCCCATGATTGAGCGTATTGCTTCATTTCTTACGAGTGCGGAGAAATGGATCATAAACTGTTTCCTTGGAGGCTCTGAATCAATGCTTAACACACTGCTTGAAACGCCTGTGATGCTCCACTATGCACAGGCATTGGCAGTTAATGAGGCATTACTACATGCCCTGCCAATGCTTGATGTAGTATTTACACCTAATGGGTTGGCTGTGGTAAGCACTCAAAATCTCACCCCTGCATCAACAGCCAGAGTAGAACGCCTACTTAAAAACGTGGAATCTACCCGTGATGATTGTATCGAATATCTGCTTGCAAACCTTGTGCAACTTAATGGGTGGACAGAACTTCCGGCTATAGTCAGGACATTTGGCGCGACACTGTTTCCGGATTTATCAGTTGTGCGATCAGTGAAACAGACAGCATCTTCTCGCTGGGAACTTTATCAATCTCTTAGACCAGAGATTTTTAATATTGAAGAGGAGCTGGCCGACAAATGGATGTCTCCTGAGTTGATGAAAGTGCTGCGCGCCGGATCATTGTGTCGCCAGCTCACGCCTGAGCAGTCATGGGTGGTAGATAATGTCAGAGCGCAAATTATTGGCGAGCTTAACGGAGCTTCAATCTCTTTAAGTCGTATGGATTACATAGTTAATTACATCCGTCGACGTCCGGATTCTTTCTCGGTGTGGCACACATCAGAGACGGCTAAATTGTTTTCTCCTCCGGTATTCCGCAATATCAAAGAGGACACAGGATATTTTTTCTGATAGGTCATGAGTGTGTTAAACATAGAATTGCCTACGTCATGGGAGACTCTTGATGCGAAGCAGCTGCGACATCTATACGAGTTGCTTGCTTCCGACATGGCCGCTGACGAAATAAAGACAAGATGCCTGCTTGAATGGGGTGGTTTAAAAGTATGCACTAAAGGAGATAACGGCACATTTTGGCTACAGAAAGATTCCGCATTCTTTGAACTTACTCCACTCATGCTCGCTCAGGTACTTGATGCGCTCAATTGGATTACGGCCATACCTTATGTGCCAGTACGCCCTGACAAACTGAGAGGACACAAGGCGCTTGCTGCAGACTTTTCCGGCGTGCCGTTTGAGACATATATTATTACCGACAACTTATATCAGGGGTATCTTCAGACCCAACGAAATGAAATTTTAAACGATCTGGCTCAGGTGCTTTATGACCGCCGGTTTAAGCTTAAAGAATGGGAACGTATAGCTGTATTCTACTGGGTGGCCTCTCTTAAAAACTATTTGTCACACAAGTACCCTGATCTCTTTAAGCCTGCCGGAGAATTGTCCGGTTCTAACATGCTTGGCTCATCAACTCCGGGGGTGGAGGAATCAATGAATGCGCAGATCCGCGCTCTCACCAAAGGAGATGTTACAAAAGAGGAAGCTGTGCTGTCTCTTGAGACCCACCGCGCACTGACAGAACTTAATGCGCAAGCAAAGGAGTATAAAGAATTTAATGCAAAATACCCATCAAAATGAAACAAGGACTAAATGGCCGTTGGGATGCTGCTGCATTCTTTGAGGATCTGACTGCAAAAAATCGTTTGGCTAACTCCGAGAACTTTCAGTTTTGCCGTGTGAGCGGGTTGGAAGGTTTCGAGCAGGCTGTTACAGACATGCAGCAAACACCTGCCTTTGTTTGCGTTTCAGATATAGCTGATGGTTATACTGATCTTAATAATACTCCACGCACCCGCCGCATAAAGACTGTGTTCATGGCCATGCGTCACGCCGCCGAAGATATGCACGCACGCGAAGAATGTATGGAGACAATGCGCGAACTGTTCCGGCAAATGATGTCGGTGCTTATCCTTGAAAAGGTCAAATTAGAGCAGAATTGCATCTATATTGATCCACGTATAACCTTTAGCGAAATTGACCGGTATTTCTTTTCAGGCGCCGCCGGAGCTTATTTCCAAATAGCCGTAGACTGTTACACCGACTTAAGATATAATACAGATGAATGGGACTGATGATCATGCGTTGCAGGAGCGCAGAAAATACGTGGGCGCTTTTAATGCTACTATGGTCAAGATATGGAAAGAGAAGATTGTGATGCTCGGTGTAATTGACACCGGAGCACTCTATAACTCTGTTACTGCAGTAGGTATGACGGCTGACCAAAAGATTACTTCCGTCACACTCTCTCAAGCTTTTAATGCGTATGGCCTTTATGTGGATGCGGGTGTTGGGTCAAATACTTATCGAGGGAACTCCGGAGATATGGGGCGCACAAATATGAGGCAGCGGCGTCGTTGGTTTTCAAGAAAACATATCGCTTCGGTATTGAATTTGAGAGAGTTTTTTGCCGATAACCTCGGCAGGGATATGGCGAACACTGTTTCCAATGCAATATCGGGGCTTGTATCCGGTAGGTTTGCAATTTAGCGTGTCTTTTCCATCTGGCTGCACCACGATTATTTTTGCATCAAAAATCCGATTCAATGGCTTTCATCGATACTTCACAAATAACAGCCTTAATTGCTGAGTTCTCAGCGTTGACCGCCAAGGATTCCATAACACCAGCTACACTTGGATATATTCTGAACCGACTTGCAGGCCTGATAGCTCTTGCGGCTGATCATCGTCTTACACAGGAAGAAATTGATGGTGTTGCGGCAACAGCTAATAACGCTCTGATTGAGAAGATAGAGTTTATATCCATCACAGATAGTGCTGCATTGGGCATAACGCAGGGAGGCGCGCATAAACAGGTATCGATTCCAAAGGCTGATGAGGAGCATGCGGGGCTGATGTGTGGCCATCAATACAAGCAGTTGCAGGAACTGTATGAGAAGAAGACTGAATGGTCAGCTGCCACAACCACGGCAAACAATGCTCTATTGATTGCACAAGCGGCACAAAACACCGGCGCCACGACTCCATGTTTTTCAGGTATCATGGTGGATACAGTCAGTGAGAGTGAGCTGATCAGAGGCTCTTCAACAAGTGGGTCAACGGATCCCGGTTGTGCTGTGGTGTATGACCGTTCCGGAGGCAGGTTTTTGCTTCGCACTGGCGTTGCAGGCTCATTCAAGTATTATCTGAATTGGGTGGATGCCCTGAAAATGGGTATGACGCAGGCCGCCCCGGATAGTGAGCAGGCCGGGTGTTACATTCCGAAGCCAGGTGTTATGTACCGCGCCACCTTTTCACCTTTCGGACTGTACTGCTTTGACACCGATGGCGCGCCGCATTTGCTTGATGGTACTCAGGTGGGCGATCAAGTGAACATTGAGGTGTTGTCACAGGAAGCGTATGATGCGCTAAGTGATGACGAGGTAAGAGCGGACACGCTTTATTTTGTTACGGAGGATGCTGAGAGCGCATAGTAAAAATATTGCTGATGTGCGCCTTGGTAGGCGCTTGGTGATGCGGGTGCTTTATGGCCGCAGGCTTGTGTGGGAGCGTGCCGGTGGTCCGTATCTGCGTGTCAGGCCACAGCAATTATGGCTTACGGAGGCGGTGCAGACAGCGGATGTGTCAGTGATCTCCAATACGCAGTGGACTGTGGATGGCGATAGCTCTGGCACTTCTTCCACTCTTGATGTGGCACCGCGCATTATTGAATTGCCTCAGCAGGGAATCCGCGAAGCTTTGGTACTGCATTCGGGGCGATGGGAGATCAGGGGCATTCCCGACGAAACTTCTTTATGAATATGATTCTATTATTTCTTCTATTAATATCAACCCTTTAATTTCATTTAATTATGGCAAAACCGAGTTGGTTAAACATTAATCCCTCTACGGGCAGCGGCAATGGTACTATCGCCAATACCGCAGGAGCGCATACGGGGCGTGTGCAGCGTACAGGCACTGTGACTGTTACCGGTGTGGGTGTATCCACGCCTGTTACGTACAAGGTCACTCAGGAGCCGAAGCCTGAATTTGCAGAATTTAGTAACGGACCTGAAATGGCTGCGCCGAAGACCGGAGGAAAGGTGACTATCACGGGTAAGTCAAACTCAAAGAGTTTGTCGTTCGCGTTTGTGGGTGATGCTGCTGGAGTAACCATGCCTAAATCGTTTGTTGCAGCCGGCGCTGACTGCGAAGACGGCGTGGCTATTGCGGGTGACCCCGGCGCAACTTCTGAGTATGCGTTCTCTGTAGAGCTTGATTTCCCTCTTAATGACACGATTGAGGAGGTCAGCCGCACTGTGGCCGTAACCGCCAACGGTGGTCAGGCTGCCCAAATTGTGGTGAAGCAGGCTGCTGGAGATGCACGCCTGAGTGTAGAGCCTACTGAGATCACTATCCCGCAGGATGGATCTGCTGTGAGCGTAGAGGTTAGCTCTAACACTTCCTGGACTGTTTCTTAACCGTTTTGCTTCGTGGAAACGCAGATACCATGGAATAAGGGGGAGGGCGTGATTCTTGCTGTGTATTCGGGCAGCGGGGATGGCGCACTCCACCTTTCTTCTTCCACTCCCAATGAGGGGCTTGACCGGGAACAAAAGATTCAGGTAGCTGCATGTGATGCTCCACTCGATGTGGAGGTTACGGTAAGGCAGCCCGGTATGCGTGAGGCGGTGCTTACTGCTGATGCCGGAGAACCTGAACTTATCACTTCTGATGGCCTTACTTATGCCGTACTTAAATCATAAATTCACTTATTATTTTCAGATATGAGTTATAAATCTTCGCTCACCGGAGCGGAACTTGACGCGGCCGGCACTCGCATAAAACTTTGGACCGAAAAAGGACTTGCCACTGTATTCAATAAAATGGCGGCGAGGAAAACAGATGACACCTCAGAGCTTGAGATTGGTGCTCTGTTTAATATGATGCTCAATACTAAAATGCGCACTACTTACCCCAACCTACTCGAAGATGCCAAGAGATCAATACCGTATTATGTGCAGGGAATGGCTTTTGTGTGTGGCGCGGGGTGGGCTAATACAACAGGTCTATTTATGCCCAATGTCACACTTTCTGTATCTTCAACAGGTGATCAACTAAAGCTCTTTAACCGCTTGTGCATTGGTCTGCCATCGGCTTTGATAATCCCTGTGAAATTCAACATCAATCTGGATTCGGTAGTTGCGGCTCCGTTCTACCTTGTTTCTTTTAATGGAGTTAATGAGGCGGTATATCGAAGTGTAAGCAACTTTAGTCGTGGCACTTTCCCGGAAATTAAGATAACATTTAATTTTACTACCGACTTAAAGACGATTACATCAATCGCCCTCGCTCATTCGGAGTATTCACCAGTTACTCTTGAGTTTGCCCCGATAAAAAATCCGTTGTTCAGCATTTCCGACCAGGGCACTCTGAATACTTCACGTACAGTCGTGTCGGCCTCTTCCACCGGCGATGCGCTGAGGGTATATGAGGCATTGGCTGCTGGTTATCCCCCGGCTATGGGTGTGAATATGACTTGCAGCGATGGAAAAGTCTCAATTGTGTGGCTGTATCCGGCACGTACTTCCACTGCTATCATTTATGAGTCTTCAAGCTTGACGGGTAGTCCGGCAAGTGGCAAAAAATTAAGAATATCGATAAGTCGAAGTTCAACCGGAAGTTATACTATGCTGGCAGCTCTGATTACTGACTCCACGACTTAAAACAACAATTTAACCTAATAGTATATGAAACACCTTAAGCAAGAGTTTGACCGGCTTACTTTTAAAGAGCTTATAACATATTCGCTGTCGGTGGTATGTATGGTTGCTGCCATTGTTGCTATATTCCTTGCAATGTATATTGAACCACAGGGTGAGATCCATGCCTCAGTCTTGACCTATTTCGGCATATCTTCAGCGTTCTGCGGATCATTGCTCGGCATTTCCGCTCACTATTCCAGCGAACTCAATAAATTCAAATCTGCGGTTATAAATTCAATGCCGCCTAATAACATTACAAAATGAATGTTCTAAGATATGGAAGTAGAGGCATCGATGTACAAAATCTTCAGCGCAAGTTACACCTGATGACTGATGGTATCTTTGGCCACCTTACCGAGGAAGCTGTAAAAGAGTTTCAAAAAACACACAACCTCCGCGTCGACGGCATTGCCGGAGCTGAGACATTGAACGCTATGTCCATAACCATACCACGCCGCAATATAACAGAGATCATTGTGCATTGCTCGGCAACTCCGGAGGGAAAGGATTACACAGTCGCACAGATTAGAGAGTGGCACCTCGCGCGAGGTTTCTCAGACATAGGCTATCATTATGTCATCTATCGTGACGGGAGTGTACATGCGGGACGTGAAGAAGCCATAGCAGGAGCACACTGCAAAGGGCATAATCCCCGATCTATTGGAGTGTGCTACATAGGGGGCGAAGTAGCAGACGGTAGCCACCGCCCTAAAGATACGCGCACAGCAGCGCAAAAGGCTTCGCTCTTGAAATTGCTTAAGGACCTGAAGCGTCGATACCCGCAGGCAAAGGTTTACGGACACAGAGATTTCGCGGCCAAAGCATGCCCCTGTTTTGACGCAACTTCTGAATTTGCTGCCTTATGATGCGTTTAGTCAGCTTGCTAATTGTGCTGTTAGCTTGCTCCTGCTCCTCCCGAAAGGTTGTGCAAAAGCAAGTACTCGAGCAGCGCGATTCTTTGCGTGTTACACACGTCACAAATACTATATGTGGAACTGATTCAGTGGCAAAAACTCTTGAATTTACCTTTGACGAAATGGTTCTGGAGATCACTCCGACTTGCCCGGACACAATGCCGGGCGACACCGGGCAGAACAGACGCCATGTGCGCCTTACAATAAGGAAAGGTCATATAGGATCTGCCCGCGAGCGGCGCAGTGAAGTCACTTCAGTGTCTACTAATGACACTTTTACAAATACTGTAAAAGTCAATCGAAAAGCCAACAGTCATCAGACATCAACACAAACGCAGCCTCTGCCGTGGTTTCTCAAGCCTCTGTTTATTGCAGCTGTAGGTCTGTTTTTGTGGTGGGCCTACCGGAAGCTGAGAAAATTCTAAAGTGTATCATCATACCAGTGGCCAAAACATGTTATGTATAAATAAGCAAATGAAAACCAATAGATTAAATTCAGTCTCACAGAATCAGACAAAAATATACATGTCAGCTCCTTTGCCGTTTATGGGTCAAAAAAGAGGTTTTGCCAAACACTTCAAAACAGTAATTGAGGAGCTGGGGGGGGGTAGACACGGTTGTAGATCTATTCGGGGGCAGCGGTTTGCTTTCGCATATAGCCAAGCGCACGCGACCTGATATTCGGGTTATATATAATGACTTCGACAATTACGAAAGACGTATTAATAATATAGGCAGAACAAATGCTTTGCTCGCCGAAATCAGGCCATTGTTAGCTTCAGTGGCGGACAATAAGAGGCTGCCCGACGGGATTCGCGCAACAGTGCTTGAAATCGTCAGGAAACACAGTAAAAGCGGTTTTGTCGATTACATTACACTGAGTTCCTCGTTGCTTTTCAGTGGCAAGGTTGCAACAAACTACGAACAGCTTGCCAAACATACAATGCACAACGTTATTAGGCGGAATAATTACAATGCAACCGGATATTTGGATGGTCTGGAGATAACACATGAGGATTACAAAGCGTTGTTTGCGCGCTTCAAGGATAGAAAAAATGTGCTTTTCCTGCTTGATCCGCCTTATTTGTCAACGGAAGTCGGAATGTATAACTGCTATTGGAAACTGGGCGATTATCTGGAAGTGCTTAAGCTGCTGCAAGGTACGAAATATATTTATTTCACCAGCGACAAGTCGCAGGTTATAGAATTTTGCAGATGGTTGCATGAAAACCCTTTGGTGTCAGATTCATTCAAAGGCGCGGAAATAATGCGCAGGGAAAATAGGATGTATAATATTAGGTATTCAGATATAATGGCTGTGAAACTCGCATAGCAAACAGTCCAATTCTGTGATCGGATTCCTTGTTATATTGGTTATTTGGGGGGCAGCATCGTTAACTGCTTGACACTCAAGCAAATCACATGCATATACCGCTATTACCGAAGTATCTTTACCTCTTATGGCGGCAGGGCTGCGGGGGGTCTTGCTTGTGAAGCCACAATTTTAAAGCCGATTTAGAGGAGCTAACGTATTGAAATTGTGCTATTTAGATTTGTCAAGCCACTACAAAGCGCGGGAATTGTGAAAAAATCAGCCACTTTTTGTCATTCATTTGCCTGTGCTTGTGTCTTTTATGGCTCTTTTTGTGAGATTTAAATTTGCCGGCAATAATACAACTTCAAATTAACATGGCAAGTTATAATTCCAGCGCACAGATCACAATTTCTGTCAATGGCCAGCAAGCGCGTAACATGCTCACTCAACTTGAAAAAGACGCCCAGCGTTTGGAGCGACAACTCGCAAAGGCGGCTCAAGCCGGTGATAAAGCTTCGATGCAGAAGCTTCAGCGTCAGCTTAACAACACGCGCAAGATGATGGATCAGCTGCATAGTTCATCACGCACAGTAGCTGACACCCTTAAAGCACTTGACAAGGCAACTCCTAAAGAGCTTCAGAAGGCTCTCCGCACCTTGCGCAATCAGCTGAATGGTATTGAGCGAGGCACGGCTGCGTGGGATGCCCAGGTAGACAAAATCCGTCGGGTGCGTGAGGAGATCAACAAGCTTAACGGCGAGATGAATCCCGGTGAGGGCTTTTCCTCAAAGGTTAAAAACTTCTTCTCCTCGTGGCAGGGCGCTGCATTAGGTGGGATAGCTTCTGTTACCGGCATTGTAGCCATAGGTAGAAACGCTGTCAATGATTATGCTTCCATGCAAGAGGAGATGGCCGGTGTTACCAAATATTCCGGACTTGCTACAGATCAGGTGGAGGCTCTGAATGAGGAGTTCAAGAAAATGGATACCCGCACCTCACGTGAGGAGCTTAACCGATTAGCACAGGAAGCCGGGCGTCTCGGTAAAACGAGTGTGACAGATATATTGGGCTTTGTCAAAGCTGCAGATAAGATTCAGGTGGCTCTTGACGAATTGGGCGACGATGCTACACTTACACTCTCAAAACTCACAACTATTTTTGGTGACGAAGCTCGTTTAGGCACAGAGCGCTCACTACTGGCTGTAGGTTCGGTAATTAATGAGCTGTCTCAGAACTGTTCTGCCTCAGCCCCATATCTTACAGACTTCGCACAACGATTAGGAGGTGTGGGATCGCAGGCTGGCATGAGCATACAGCAAATCATGGCTTTTGCCGCCGTGCTTGATTCTTCGGGTATTCAGGTGGAGAGATCGGCCACTGCCCTTTCACGACTTATTACACACATATTCACTGATCCGGCTAAATATGCCACTGCCGCAGGAATTGATGTGTCCCACTTTACGCAACTCGTAAAGACCGACATGAATGAGGCTCTGCTTGAGCTTCTTTCCACCCTCAGCAAAACAGGCAAGATGGATGTGCTTGCCGGCATTTTTGCAGATATGGGAGAGAAAGGCAGTGGCGCGGTAGAAGCGCTTGCCACTCTGACCGGGCGTATAGATGAATTACGCGCACAACAGGAACTCGCGAACACAGCTTTTGAACAGGCCACAAGTGTTACCAAAGAGGCGGGCGTGGCCAATTCCACAGTACAGGCCAAGCTTGACAAAACACAAAAAAGCTTGAGGGAACTTAGTGTGGAACTCGGAGAGAAGTTGCAGCCTGCCATTCGGTTGGTTACAGCCGGAGTTGCGGTTGGGATGGATCTATTGAGCAAGCTTATCAGCTTCATAGCTGCTAACAAAACAGCCATTCTGTCATTCGTAGCAATCTTTTCGGCTTACAAAATAGCATTGGCGCTAAGCAATGCTGAAACAAGGATAATGATCGCGCTCGAAAAAGGGCTGAACGTCGTAATGACCACCGGACGCGTTATAGCGTTGGCACTATCTTCTGCCTACAACATGCTTGCCGGTAATGTAACCCGGGCGGCTGCCGCAAACCGTGCACTTAATAATTCCTTTAATAAATCTGGATGGGGCGCCATTATCGCTCTGATAGGGTTGGCTATTGGAGCAGTGATGCAGTATGTGCAGAAAATGAATGATGCAGCTTCGGCTGAACGACAACGCCGTGCCCGCCTTGCAGAAATAAAGAAAGAGACAACCGATTATGCAAGTAAAGCTGTAGACGCCTACACCAAAGAAATACTTAGCCTAAAACAACTATACGGTGCGGCAGTAAACGAGGCTTCTGCCAAAGAAAAACGAATATCTGCTGCTAAAGAATTAATAAAGCTTTACCCCTCTGCTTTTGCCAATTTTTCTACTGAGCAGATTATGCTGGGGAAATCTAAGGATGCTTATGACAATCTCACGGCTTCAATCATAAGAAATGCAGAAGCACGCGCAGCAGCCGAACTATATAAAGATAATTTCAAGCGATTGCTGACACTCAAAGTGCAACGTGCCGACATAAGTCAAGAACGGGCAGATGCCTCAAAAGAACGAGATGCTATTCGTCGGCGTAATGCCACCCAAAGCAGACAGGCAGCAAACACGGCCAGCACATTCACCGGATCGCTCGCCATGAGCCAAGGCGCTACCACAGCATCATATACTCCAGAATCCACCCGCGAAGCTGATCAGCATGTTATAGAGGCTACTCAAAGACTTAACGAGACCACTGAGGAAATAAACCAGCTGATACGCTCAAATAATTTTCTTCTCAAATCTTTTAACAGAAATTCCGCTTTTCAGAGTGGCATGAGCGGCGGAACTACCGGTGCTGCTATCCCTGGAAATGGAGGCGGTGGTACTCCTGCTGATGCCGGGTCGGGCGCAGCGCATCCAGGCAGAACCTCGAGTGCTGACCGGTTCGCTAAAGAAAATGCATGGCGAGATCTCGCCGAAGCTCAAGCGCGAATAGCTTACCGGCAAGGCGAAACCGATTATATAGCCTACACTGAGCGCATGGATGAGATAGCAGTGGAATTTTACCGTATGCAGCTTCAGCATTCCAACCTCTCTGAGGCAGAACGCGCCAAGATTCTCGGCCAGTATTATGATGCTATGGATGCGCGATCTAACCGGTGGGCGCAAGAACGGATCGACAAAGAAAATACATACTATAATACCCGTATCGCAGAAATCAAACAATTCTACATCGACGGTAAAATTTCTCAGGAAACTTACGACCTAAAGATCGAGGAGGAGGAACTCGCTCACTGGAAAAGAATGGCGCAAGCTGCAAAAGCAGGTTCACAGGAGCAGGCTGATGCAGAGAAAAGACTACTTGATTTACGATTTGAGCAACGCAAAAAATCTCTAAAAAAGGCTGAGGAAGCCGAAGAACGCCTGCGATCATATATGGAATACCGTAGTGAGCAGCTTGATTCAGCTACGCGGGCTTTAGGCAAGCACCCATTAGCAGACACCACAAAGATGTACGCTGAATTAGGCTGGCTTCAAACTGCTTATCAGAAAGAGGTTGCTATGGCTGAAGAAAATGCTAAGGAGAAAAAGCGTATTGACAAAGCCTATGCCAAAGCTCGCGCTGAAATCTTTAAAAAGTATGGCCAAGAAAACCCTGATATGTCGGAGTACGAGAAAGCTGTCGGAGAGTTTGCTGAATGGCTTGAATCCGACGGTGGGAAAGCTTTGATGGGTGCTATGAGTGTAGTTATATCAGGTATGGGCGACATATTCTCACAGGTTACGTCGATAATGCAGTCCGATGTTGAGATGCAAACTGCTGCCATAAACAAACGATATGATGCAGAGATTGCGCGTGCCGAGGGGAACACTTACAAGGTGGCCAAATTAGAAAAGCAGAAAGAGGAAGAAATTGCCAAGGTTAAAAAAGAGGCAAACAGGAAGCAATTCGTGATGCAAGTTATTCAGGCTGTGGCTCAGACAGCACAAAACGCTTTGAACGCCTATGGCTCTGCTGCCGCTATCCCGGTCGTGGGCTACATACTGGCTCCTATTGCGGCAAGCATGGCTGTAGCTGCCGGTATGCTTCAGGTGGCTGCTATCAAAAAACAGCAACAAGCTTCAGAAGCGCAAGGCTACTCTAAGGGTGGATTTACTCCATCGGGGCGTGCTGACGAACCTGTCGGGATAGTACACGCCGGCGAATGGGTGGCTAATCAAAAATTAGTAAACAACCCTCGTACCCGCCCGCTGCTTGAGGCCCTTGATTATGCACAACGTACCAACACCATAGGATCTCTGCGCATGGCCGACGTCTCACGATCCATTACTGCACCTATGGTGCTTGCATCGCGCGCAGAATCGCCACAACCGGTTGTGATCAATACGCCCGCTCCACAAGTCGTAGTCAACGAAAATGCTGAATATACCGCCACCATGAAACGCCTGACTGCACGGCTGGAACATCCATTTGTTACAGTTAACACCGTAACCGGCGACATGGGCATAAAGAAAGCTCAGGATGAATACAAAAGGCTTTTGCAAAACAAATCACCGAGAAAGTACAAATAACCGATATGCAACTTATAATCAATCATAAACCCGCCGCACTTAAGCAGGGATCATCATTTGAATATATCAGCGAAAACCGCCTGTTTACAGAATCAGACGATTATACGTTATCTATTACACTCCCCTTGGCCGGATGCTCACAGAATTTGGCCATCTTCGGCCATATTAACCGTATTGATGTAACTGAGCGTCAAATGATTTTCGATGCTGAATTACATGCCCCGGGATTTCATAAATATGGCACAGTGGTAGTTGTAGAAGTGACAACATCAGAGCTGAAAGTACAGTTTCTCGAGGGGCGCTCAGAACAAAATTTTCTAAAAAGTCTTGATGCCATCTATATCAATGAAATAAATCTTGGCTACCCATTACATTTACCCTCTGACCACACTCCGGCTCAGGCGTGGCAACCAGGTACGGATCTTTCACCTGTAGCTCTCCCATGGATCAATTCAGGTACTGTAAGCAAAGACAATCTCACGATTCAGAACAGCGTAGATTACACTCCACCTGCATCTGCCTCCCAACCGGGAGGCTCATATGCTTGGAGCAAAGACACCGAAAAGCTTTCTTTTCAACCCTACCTGCTACCTCTGACCCGCACCATTTGCCAGATAGTCGGCTACCGAGTTGACTTATCGCAGTGGGAAGCCTCAGAAGAATTACGCTATCTGTTGGTATGTAATACATTGCCTCAGTCTTGGGATCTTACAGATTTTGGCCACGCACTACCTCACTGGACTGTTGAAGAGTATCTCCAAAAACTCGGTCTCCTGCTCGGCGGAGAATTTGAAATTGATCACCGCGCTCTTTTTATCCGTCTGATACTCGATTCTTCCAGATACCCCAACTTGCCGGTGCAGCATATCACACGAGTATTAGAGGAGGTAACGAAAGAATTGACTTCGCCAGATAAAGAGGAGGAATCAAGTTATCGAGGGTTAAAAAATCGCGCATATAAGGACTGTGATTATGATGTTTGGAAATATTATTGCTGCCCCTGGTTTATTGAAGACTACAACGATATTGTGCGCTTCAAAACAATGACAGAGCTTGTCAATGCCACATCTCACTTCGCAAATTGGAGGCAGGATTCCCGGACAACTTATAGCATCAACTCACTATTTTATGCGGAAGACCTTAACGCATATTTCATTGTTGTACCAAAGAGCCGCGTCGGCCATGTAGAACCGTATCGAGACGGGCTTCGTGTTGTATGGGACTACCGCTGTGAACTGCGCCCCTTGAATCTTTTAGGGCCGCTCTTAATAAACTCCGATGAAGATGCTGATACCGATGAACTCGATTTTGTGCCGGTCTGCATAGATGATACCGACGAGGAACATGGGCGCTGCATGTTCCTCTCGTTTGGCGATTATTCTGAGGATGATGGCCAAAGCGTCACCAATCAAGAAACGGGGGAAGTGTCGCGTACAGAGTTCTTCACGCCACTGTCAGTAAAAACCCTCAATATAGGAGAAAGGAATAAAACCGTAGAATATTATGACCGCATTTATATAGCTTGGTGGGATGGCTCTGTGCTACGTGAGGGACTACTGCCACACCCGCTTGTAGAAAATATAGAGGTTAACCCGGATTTCTCCGGCTATCAGCACTTTCATTTCAGCTTGCGCCTCACAGGAGTACAAAGAATAGGCGGCACACGGCTCGCATCTATTAATCCGAGAAAAAAGGTAACAGTAAAATTCCTCTCTGATCACATTCCTAATGTGCGCGCCCCATTCCTGATAAGAGGCAAACGTTATCTTTGCGCCAAGATAACAGCAACCTTTACCGAGACTGGTATGTCGGAGATGCTCAAAGGCGAATTTTATCCGGTAACTGATTAGTCATTTTTGCAAGGAGTACCCTATTTCACGCGCCTGCGGTCAGCAAAATCCTGAAAAGCAGTCTCTACGGTCTTGTTTATAATCTTTGCATAAATCTGCGTCGTCTTAATATCCGCATGTCCCAAAATACGCGCTACAACCTCAATAGGCATACCATGATTCAAAAAAAGGCATGCTGCCGTGTGTCTCCCCATGTGACTTGTCAACGACACATCAAGGCCCGCCGCCTGAGCCACCACCTTAAGCCTTACATTATATTGCTGCGCACACATTATCGGCAACTTGTAATCATACCGCTCAAGAATACGCATAGCATCAGGCAATAGCACAATGTAATAATCCTCATTAGTCTTTACCCGTCTGCCAGAAAGAATGTGAAGATCACCGCTTTTCCGCACCTTGCTGAAGTCAAACTCAGCAAGATCAGAATAAGCAAGTCCAGTGTAACATTGAAACAAAAACACATCACGCACTTTCCATAGAACAGGCGGAATATTTTCGCTCTGCTCTAACATCTTAAGCTGCTCTTCAGTTAGAAACCTCCTGACTGTACTTCTACCCCGATCCACTTTCTTACCGGAATAAGGAGACTTAGTCAGCAATTTGCGCAGAATAGCCCGGTTGATATAAATTTTCATGAATTTATGGTAACTGTGTACAGTGGATTGCACTAAATTCCGCCTATGTAACCAGCGATCAAATTCATCAATCATATCCGGCGTAAGATCCGCAAACGTTTTAATTCGGCCAAACTCCCGTAGGGCACTTACAAGCTTCAACTGTGTTTTTACAGTTGAAGGCCTCAAATCTTCGCGCTCATAAATTTCCCGTTCCACAAACTCAATCCATGACCCGCTTTGCTTGTGGGATATAGCTAATTTAAAGTTCTCCATTGAGAACGCCTCATTATTCATAGCCAACCGATTCAGGTATTCCACCACCGGTCGTTTCACTGCGTCGAGCTGCAAATTGAGCGTCATACCATCAGGATGATTTACCACCATACCTGCATTATCCCATTGATTGGGAAGAATAGCAACACCGGTAGGGAGCCATCGGCGCGCCCTTTTAAAATAAATTTCAAGTTCCACGCGCCCTTGCCCCGTCTTGGGGGATAATCCTCTACGGGCGAAAACAAATTTATAAGTAGGGTATTCCAT